CGGCGCCGGTGCCGCCGGCCGTTGCGATGCCACGCCGGCCTGCGCTCTCGCGGGCCTCGCTCTCGAGGCGCTGGACTTTCGCCTCAAGGGCCTCGATCGTCGCTTCGACGTCATTCTCGGCGCTCTCCTCGCTCTCCTCGTCATCGTCGTCCCCGTCGTCTTCGGCGCTCTCCTCCTCGTCGTCCTTTTCATCGTCGGCGAGCGCCTCGATGTCGTCGATGGCTTCCTGAAGGTGATCGGTCACGATACCGACCATCTCCTCAACGAGCTCGTCGTCCTGGTGAGTCGCGCCGGGGACGCCCCCGGCCGACTCTTCCTCCTCCTCGTCTTCGTGGTCGCCCTCATTGGTCTCTTCGGGCGTCTCGTCATGGTCGCCGTTCGGTTCTTCGCTGTTGGTGCTCTCGGTGTCGGTCATGTCACTTGTCTGGAGTGCATCCGTGACGCCGTCGGCGACGACCGACGCGACCTCGCGGTCGATGTCGGCGCCGGTCTCGGCGAGCGCGCTCGCGACCTGCCGACCGGCCGTCGCGTAGGCGTCGCGGTTGTCGGGGATCCCGACCGGGGAGATCTCGAGGAGGTCGAGGTCGGTGACGATGTCGCGCTCGATCGGGCCGTCGTCCTCGTCGATCTCCGATTCGACAGTCTCGGTTTCGGTCGGGATGTAGCCGACCGAGAAGCCGACAGGCATGGCCTGGTCGAGCTGGTCGAGCAGGTCGTCAGTCCGCGCGTCACCCTGGCGGAGCCGGGCCGTCGCAAGGACGGTGCCGTCGTCGGCCATCTTGCCGTCGACCCACGCGCCGTAGAGGTCTTCGCGGCGATACTCCGGCCAGCCCATGTCGTCGAGGCCGTGGTCGTCCCACATCCCCGCGGGCTCGCTGCCGAGCTGGTCGACGATCGCCTCAAGGCCGGACTCGCCGATGACGCGACCGGAGCGCATTTCCGACCCGGAGCTTACGGGCACCGTGATCGTCGGCTGCCCCTCATCCGTTTCGCCGACCTCGACCTCATGGGCCGTATCAGGGCGGACAACGTGGCGCTCGATCGACGGGTCGTCGTCGGGCGTCCGGACGTCCGATAATGTTTGCATAGCTGTTCGTCAGCGTGCCGTAGCGGACCGACCGACTACCCTTTAGCGCAACGAGGGGTACTAAAACGGAGGTCAGTCGAGGCCGAACGCATTCGCCCAGTCGTACCAGGTGGCCGTTGAGATCCCCAGCCGCTGGTGTGCCTCTCGTGCCGAGCATTCGTCGGCGACCCGCTCCAGGAGACCCGCCAGGTCCTCGCCCGATGCGGCGTGCTCGCGCCAGACTTCGAACTGTCGGTCAGTCACGTGCAGCTCGACGGAAACGCCATCGAGGGCGTCGAGCACGTCGACGTCCTCGGGCATGTCCTCGTCGAGGACCATCTGCGAGAGACATCGGCAGTTGAAGGGTTGGTCCTCGCCGACCGTGTACGCGGTCCGCGGGTAGTCGCTCGGTTGGTGGTCCGGCTCGCCCTGCCAGCCGCTCGGGACCGTCCAGGAGTCGTCGACATCGATCGGGTCGGTGTCGTCCATCGCAGCGTGCCACGGGCGCGTGTTCGCGTCTAGTGTCGGGATCCAGTCCTTCCCGCCGACGACGTCCGTCGCCTCCCCCAGGGCCTGCGTCCCCTCCCGGGAGGCCTGGGGGAGTTCTGTCCGGGCGATGAGTCGCGAGTGGGAATCCGAGATTCCGTCGGCCCGGTCGCGCAGCGCCTGGGTCGCGTCGTCGACGCCGCCCCCCTCGTCGGCGACATCAAGAAGCGTGGTTCGGACCTGCTCTTTGATGGTGTCCTCGACGCTCACCATGTTCTTCGCTGCCCGTCGGCGCATCGCCTCCCAAGCGAACGTGTCCGTGAGGTCGAAGTCGAGGTCGATCTGGGCCACCTCGGGGACCAGCCCGAAGTGCTCGTCAAGGTCGTCCTCGAGGCGGTCGGCCTCTTGGTCGGCCGCGGCCTGCATGGCGGCCGTATTGGATTCGACAACTGGGTCGACGAGGCCGTCCTTGAGCTGGACGTCGTCGACGATCGAGTCCACGTCGACGAGCGCGCCGCGATCCTCGTCGGGGTCGTCGGGCCAGGCGTCGGCGATGTCCTCGGAGAGGTCCTCGAGTTCGGTCTGGATCTGCCGACCAACCTCCGAGGAGAGGTCGCCAATCAGCTCGGCGACGCCGGGGAACTCGTCGCCGATTTCGCCCACCTCCTCATCGTCGTCGTGGGCTTGGATCGGCCCCGTGATCGGGTTTCCCGAACCACCTGCGTCATCGACGTCGTCGGACTGGGCCCGATCCGTAGACGAGTCGTCTGCGTTCCCACCACCGCCGAACACGTCGAGGTCGCCGAGGCCGCCAGAGGGGACGTCCTCAAGGCCGCCCCATTCCTCGGCGACGTACTCAGGATGCTTGCGGACGAACGCCGTGACTGCCTCAAGGGGCATGTCGCCCCAGGGGACCTCTTCCTCGCCGCGTTCGTGCCGGATCTCGTTGGGTGTCGTCAGCGAGTTTTTGAGGTCCTTGGTCTGGCGCTGGCGCTTGAGCGCCTGCATCTGCTCGTGGTCGTGGTTCCAGAAGAACTCGAGTTCGCCATCGACGCGCCAGTAGGCCTCCATGGCTGGGAGGATCTCGTCGTTGATCGCCTCGCCGAGGTCGTCGAGGAGCGGCTTCGTCGTCTGCCGGAAGACCTGTCGGGAGTGCTCCTCGCCTATCGACTGATTGACGTCTCCCGAATCACCGATTTCGTTCTGGTTGAGACCGAACAGATACCAGACGAGCTTGTGGTACCATTGCTGGCTGTCGAGGAACTGGAGTTCCTCGGGCGTGCCCTGGATGGGCGTCCAGCTGACCTCCTCGGGATGGGCGTCGATCGTCGGCGCAACGTGGTCGGTCTCGCCGCGGATCGTATCCCGGAAATACGCCCGATGGCGCTTGATCTCCGTCTCACTGTTCGCGGCGATCGACAGGATGCCCTGCGGAATCTCGTGTTCGGAGAAGTAACTCGCGTTCGAAATGTCGACGTTCAGCAGGATCTCTGCCCAGTGCCGGACCGCCTGGACCTTCCCGAAGCCGTACTGGGTCGCAGTCTGTGGGTTGCGCTCGACCCAGACGACCTGGTCGCGGGAGAACTCGACCGGCTCGTGCTGCCGGCGGCCATAGCCCCGCAGGACGGAGTAGGTCTCTCGGGACGCCAGCGTCTCGATCACGTCCGACCACGTCGCGTGGGGAAGCGCGTTCCGCGGGGCAAACTGGTAGTACGCGGGCTTGGGCGGTTCGGGGACAACGCCGTGGCGGTCGAGGTCCTTCGTCATCGTGATGCCGTCGAGATGGTAAATCTCGGTCAGCCAGCGCGCCCCGTCGCCGGCGGCCTTGCCCGGGACGAGTTCGAGCGTGCCGGCGTCGGCCGAGAGCAGGTCGGTCACCCAGAGCTTGAGCAGATGGTTGAATTCCTCCTCGTTGGCGTTGAAGCCCCCGTCGAGGAACGTCTCAATCTCGTCGGCCGCCTCCTCGTGTGCGGTCGTCAGGCTCTCGACCGTCGGACGGATGCCCCACTCCGTCGATGTCGTCTGACTCTTGATGATATCCATCGGGAGCGCAACGGTCGGTTGGCGTTCGAGGACGCGCAAGCTCAGGAGGTCCTCGAAGCGCGGTACGCCCTGGTCGGCCGCGAACGCGAACTGGCGGGGGGTCGCCCCGGATCTGCCTGGGGAGTCCAGGGAGTCCTCCGTCGGAACCATTCTGCGCTTCGAGGGGGAGAAAACGGGCATCTACGTCGCACCCCCGTCAGTCTCGGTCACGGGATCGGTGCCGTCGTCGGTTGCGACCCCCGCCGGGTCGATCATTCGGACATCGTCGGGGTCGAACTCCCGCAGCCGTTCGAGGTCGCTGATGACGAAGTGGGCGGCATCGGGCTCGCGGCCGTACTCGGCGAGGTACTCCCGTTCGATCAGCGCTGACCACTGGCGTTCGGCCGCTTCGCTCTCGACGAGCCAGACGTAGCCCCGCCCGGCGTCGTCCTTGAGGCGGTGGAGTCGCTCGACGGGGGCGCCCCAGTGCGCGTCCGGGTCGACGAACGCCTCGACATCGAGGTCGTCCCAGTCGACCGCGTTAGCGAGCCGGTCGTCGTCGACGCGACTTGAGAGGTCGATTTCGTCCCAGTCGACGGCGTCGGCGATCGACGTCAGCAGGATGCGGGCCGTCCATCGGAGCAGCGTCGTTCTCAGAGTCATGTATCAATCTCGTAGTAGCTCTTCGCGCCGCCCTCGTCCCCGGGTACCCTTCCGTCGGCAGCCAGTGCTGCCTGGAGAGCGGCATCCAGGTGATCCGGCGAGCGGCCGAGGCGCTCCTTGATTGCGTCCTTCGGCGTCGCCGTCAGGACGTCTGCACCGTCCTGGCCCCTTGAGGCGAGGTGGCGCTCGTCGAAGCTGACGGCGCGCGCAGCGATGAGCAACTCCTCGCGGAGGCGACGATCGTCGATCGAGCCACCGTCCCGGAGCCACTGGCCGAGAGCGGCCAGACCCTCGGCCCATCGGTCGTCGTACTCGTTCGCTTCGCTGGGCTCGCCGCCAGCTCGGAAGCGCTGGACCTCCGGGAACGCCTCTTGGAGGTTGTCCGCGAGGCCGGAGCCCTCGCCGACGGCGTCGACGAGCGCGGGATGATCGGCCCAGTCCTTGAGGAGATCGCGAAGGCGCTCCTCCTGGACGGTGTGGTTCGTCCCCTGCTCGGAGTAGTGGACACGCAATTCGTCGCCGTGGATGCTCTCGAGGACGGTCCGGTCGCCGCTGCGGGCGACGTCGATGCCGGTCCCCTGTGGAGTGGCGGAGACCTCTCGGGGCCCGCGCTCCCAGGCGGCCTCGACATCCTCGGTGTAGATCGGTCGGTGCTCGGCGGCGCCAGCCGGCGGGACCACGCCGGCCCGGCGCCGGTACCAGCGCTCATCGAGGTCTTGTCTGAACTCCGAGACGTTGGGGTTGGACATCCGACGGGCGACCTTGAGGCCGGGCCAAGGCTCGCCGTTCCAGGTCTCCCAGTCCTCGATCACCGTGTTGAGGTCGGTCAGGCCGGCGATCTTCTCGTCGTCGAGCTCGCCGGTGTCGACGCGGACGTTGTGAGAGTCGAGTGTGGAAAACTGGATCGTGTGCCAGCGGTCGGAATCTGCTTTATCGGCGACGACGTTGGTCTCGTCGCGCGGCGGGTTGCAGATCGCGATCATGCGGTCGTTCGCGTCGGTGATCGACGAGCCCGCGCTGTCGAAGTGCTCGGCCTCGATGTAAGCTTTATCGGCCTCCTCGATGACGACGAGGACCGCCTCGGCGTGGCGGCCCTCAAGATCGCCCGGATCGCGCGGACTGACGACCTTCGCGAACCAGTCGTCGTCGATCTCGAGCGTGGGCTGGCCGCTGTCGTAGCACTCGCCGGGCAGGCCGACGCGCTGCTTGGCATCGCGATGCAGCGTCTTCATCGGCCGCCAGACGGCGTCGACGTATTGACTGTACGATCCCGACGTCCCGAGGACGGTCGAGTCCAGGTTCGTCGCGACGAACGCCAGCTTCGCGATCGCGACGCCGAAGGACTTACCGACGCCGTTGCCCGACTGGATGAGGACGCGCTCGTGCTCCGCGACCGCGCGGAGGATGCGCCGCTGCTCCCTCGAGAGCCGGAGGTCGAGGACCTCCTCGGCGAAGCGGACGTACCGGTCGAGACCCTCGATGTAGCGCGAGGGGTCAATCTCCGCCGGTGGTGTGGTAGTGGTCACGAGTTCCCTCCGGCGAGCGCCTCTCGCCAGCTGACCTTGATGTCCTCGCCTTCGGCGATCTTGTTGCGGTCCTTGATGAGCTTCCGGAGTGTATCGATCTCCATTTGGACGGCCCGGTTGCCCTTATCGAGCATCCGAGCGAGTTCCTGGATCTGTTCTGGATCGGGGTCGCCGACCTGGCCTGCGAGTTCGCTGAATGCCGCCCAGAAGTTCTGCTCATCGTCCTCGTTGAGTGCACGGACCGCCCGGCGGAGTCGGGCAAGCCGCCAGTTGATGATCTCGTCGAGCTTCTCGGCGTCCCCATACTCCTCGAGGGTGGCGATCGTCTCTCGGTCTTCTTCGCCGAGATGATCGCTAAAGAGACCGTGTTTGAATGCACCGTTATCTTCGCCAGTTGGTGTTACGGTGCTGCCACCGTGAAGCTTGCAACGCCCTTCCCCGACGTGGTCGGTTCCCCAACCAGCCGGTAGCTGACACGGGTCGCCATCACGTGTAGTCGCATTGCAGGTATCGTCGGTCATGGGGGCGTTCCTGAAAATTGGGGGGTCATGGGGGCGGTCAGCGAAAAGCAGCCCGAGGTCGGCCGGCTGGATCGGGACGTCGCTTAGCGACTGTCGATCAGGGGTCGACGTCCAAGTACTCGTACTGGACGGCGGCGCCGCAGTCGGTGCAGTCGGCCACGGTCAGTCTCTCGGGAGCCGGCGCCCGCACTTCAGACAGTCGCGACGGTCATAATCGGGGTAGTGCTCTGGGACGGCTCCGCAGCGCGGGCAGGCTGCGGGCATCATTCCTCGCTGCCCGTCTCGTCGGAACGCTCGCTGGTCTGCTCAGCGATGGCTTGCGTGAGCGCCTGGTAGTCGGCGATCTCGACGCCATTGTAAGCGGCCAGCGACACGAGCGCGATACCGCCGATGATGGTCGGGTTGCCGCCAATCGAGAGCGCGTACAGGGCAATACTGATCGTCCCGAGGCTGACGATCATCGATCGGACCCATGCCGTGGTTTTCATGTACTCGAGATCCCCGCCCGCCTCATCGACCGCTTTGTATTCGTCGATCTGTCCGTCACTGCAGTACCAGGGTCTGTTGCAGGTGTTCGTTGACATAGCATGTATCAGACCTCGAGGGAGCGGCCGACCGCCAGCTCAAGCGGGACGTCTTCGTCGCTATCGACCCGAAACTCGTCGGTCAGTGCGGCCGCGTCGACGGCGTCATTGCGACGCCCGTCGGCGACGAATCGCTCTGAGGCGAGCTGGAGAAACCGCTCAAACGGCCCCTCGTGACGCTGATCGTAAACTGGATCGTCGTGATCGAGGGCCCCACATTTGCATTCCAAGCCGTACGGACCCTGCTCGACGAATTCGGTCGGGTATTCGTAACCGACCACGGCCTCGTCGATCAGCAGCGACCACCCGCTCCGGGCCTCATCGGTCGGCCGCTCTACCTCCTTCCGCTGTCTAAAGCAACTCCAGCAGAAGCGGTGGTCCTGGCGGATATCCCGGAGCAGCGCCCGACCGTCGGATCGGTCGGCGCATTCTCTTGAGCAGTACGACCCGGCGACCGTCGACGCCGGCGTGCGGTCGTTGTCGCACCCATCGAGGCTGCAGTCGTACCGCTTCTGGGGGCGGACTGTGACGGGCATGAAAGAAAGCTGTGGCTGTCGGCCGACCGAAGCTGTGAACCCCGAGCGGGACAGACGTTATGGGACAAACGGGCTACAGGTGATAAAAAACAGTCAGTTGGTAGAGAGTTTCGCTACTATTTCTCTGGCGTTGCCAGATTTCCGGGCGCGAATGATATAGCCGCGAGACTCGCAGGTTTCCAGAGCGTCGTAGAGCGTCCGTTCGGGGAGGCCCGTCGCCTTGAGGAGCTCCTGGCGGGAGAGCTCTGGCCCGTAGTACCGGAGTGCCTGGATAACGCAGCGACAACTCGGTGGGAGATCGTCGGCCTGAATGTCGCCGACGTCTAGATCATTCTTGGTCATGAAGTTGTTTTGTTGGCGAAACCAGCGGCTGCCTGAATAAGGATCGTCGCGGTCGGAATCGGAGGTCTCACCCATCGTCAGGTGGGTCAATCCACTGGTAGATCCCTTCGTCTGGAGTCGCATCGGTCGTAGATGGTGCATCCAAAGGGGGAGCGTCGGTGGTGACATCCCTGATCGCGACGGCCCACGTATAGGACCCACTAACGGGGGCTGTCGTGATTGGGTCGCCACTCCCGAGATCGACCACGCCAGCGTGCGGAAGTCCCGACTCGGCGTAGAGGAGCGCGCCATTCGGGCCACCTTCGAACGCTTGTATGACTTCCTGCTCAGCGAGTCGCTTCAGGGTTCGCTGGACATGGCGCTTCGAGATCTTGAGTTCGTCAGCGATCTTCTTCGCGGTGACCGCGCCGGTCGCCTCGCGCAGCTGC